CATGACGATGATGTGGATGCCATGACGCAAGCGCTTATTTATCTGCACGACAACATTGCGCCTAAGTATGTCAAAGCCATGGAGAAAATACGTTCCGGTGAACTTGATGATATATTCGGTCTGAAAGCAGGGTGATCATGGCCAAGGGAAGTTGGCTCAAAAAAGCGGTTGGCTTGACGAATGACGCACGCGCGCAGATGCATATGCGCATGGACGGTTGGGTCAACTTCCTGACGGGGTTGAACTCGACGCGTGACAAAACGACGCAGACGCGGCCGTGCCTGGATCCTGTGTTGTCTCCCCTTGAACTCGAAGGGATGTATCATTCGGATGATATCGCGGCGCGCATCGTTTCGGCGATCCCCGATGAAGCTTTTCGTGAAAACTTCATGGTTATTAGCAAGGCGGCACAGCAAGAAGTCAACGAGTTTTTAGATCGTAGCCCGAATACAAAATTCGATGATCTGCGAATCGTCGCACGTACAGCGATGAAGAAGGAACATGCCACTATTCAACAGCAAGCCAATGAACTACAGAAGGCTTGCGATGATCACGGCATGACACAGAAATTACGCGAAGCAATGACGTGGGGCCGCCTCTATGGCCTCGGAGCAATCCTTCTCGGAGCTAATGACGGTAAGGAATTCTGGGAGCCACTCGATCGTGAAGCGGTCACCAAAGTGACTTTTGCGACGGTGCTGGACAAGCGCGACCTGACACCGTGGCGTTGGTACGCCGATCCCCAGGCACCTAAATTTAGCGATGTGGCTATTTATTTAATGCAACCAGTCGGTGTGTACGTCGGCGCCCCTTATGACATCTTCAATACGAGCCAAGTGTTGCTAGTACATGAGAGTCGAATGATTCGCTTTGGTGGCGAGCTGACGTCCAAGCGGCTGCGGCTGGCTAATCAAGGCGCCGACTATAGCGTGTTGCAGAAATGCTTTCGCGCGCTCCAATTGGTCAACGATAATTGGCAGTCGGCCGCCGCGCTACTCGCCGATGCGTCGCAAGCGGTGTACAAGATTCGCGGCCTCATGGACATGATCGCCGCTGACAAAGATACGCTACTAACTAGGTTTCAATTCTTGGATGTTGTCCGCTCAACGTTCAGAGCCATCTTACTTGAAGCGGGCGAGGGCGACAATGATGGCGAGGATTTCTCGCGCGTGGAGACGCCGTTCCAAGGCATCCCCGAAATGTTGGACCGTAGCTGGACGCGTGCGGCAGCGGCTGCGCGTATGCCGAAACAGATTCTGTTAGGTGAGCCCCCGGGCGGATTGAACGCGGGCGGTACGGCCGACGCCAACGTGCGGTGGTGGTATGACACGGTCAAGGCGACGCAGAACCAAGGTGTGAAGCCGCAGATCGAGTATTATCTATTTTTGGAAGCCACGGCACGCGGCTTCGATAACCCGGGTGATTGGTCAGTGGTATTTCCCCCACTATGGCAATTGACGGCCAAAGAAGAGGCCGAGATGCACCTAACGCAGGCCCAAGCGGATCAGATCGAGGCAACTATCGGTATGACCACACCCGAGGAATTGGCCCTCTCACGGCATGGTGGCGGTAAGTATTCGCTTGATACAAAAATCGACGTCGCCACGCGCAAGCGCACGATGGCCGCTTCGCTCGCGACTATGGAACAGGAAGCGGAGAACGAACTAGATAGCGCGGCTGATCCCGCGCCTACTCCCGGTGTCATCGCCGCACAAGAGCAAACCGCGAATGCTACACCTGAACCGGTTCCCCCGCGCGTGACGGAGACGTAAATGTGGCACACGGCAAAATGCCCCGCTCGATGGTTTAATGACGAGGAATGCACTTGCGGCGCCGAGACGCCTAAAAAGGAGGAATAGCCATGCCTCGCGAATTTGGATATGTCGCCACCAGCGCCACTACCGAAGTGGCGATCAATGCGACTACGTACAATGAGCCCAGTACAGCGACGGGATTCAGTGTCAAGTCGTCGAGCGCGAATGATACTGCCGCGGGTACTGGCGCGCATACGGTCAAGATTAAATATTATGTGCTCGACGCAAACAGCAATATCACCGGACCGTTCTATTACACGGTGACGTTGAATGGCGTCACTGCGGTGCAAATCGATGCGACGTCGCTTATTCGTCTCTTTGACTGCGCTCAGGTACTCACTGTCGGCAGCGGTGGAAAGTCGGCCGGCATCATCAGTTTCTACCCTTCCACCGACGGCACAGGTACGGCTACCGCCTCGATCGCCGCGGGCGACTTTCGTACGTACCTGGGCCACGCATACGTGCCGAACGGAAGTCGCCTCAATGTAATTGATATCGTCGCAGCGAGTGGCGAAGCAAGTACCGTGCAGACGCAATTCAATCTACGCGCATTGAGCTACCCATCGGCGAATGTTCAAGAGCGTGTGCTTACTGCTGCGCTCGCGGCACAAGGCTTATCTGGCAGCAAGCAGCTCAATCCGATGGGGCAGCCGTTGGCAGTCATTCCTGGACCTGCGCGATTGCAGCTCTACGTCACACCCGGCGCTTCAGCAGGCACTACGCAACGCGCCGAATTTGGGTTTTATTACGCGTGAAAGTTACAGAGCTTTGCAAGAGCGTTCGCAGCCGCGTGAAGAATGATCAGCAGCGAGGCCACACAACCTCTGATGCAGTGATCGAATTCATTCGCCGTACGTGCGCGTGCGATCATTGTCGGAATTGGCGAGATGCCCAAAAGCTTAAGCGTCTTTCAGCGACGCGCACCTAACCATCTAGAGCGTCGCGGGCGCGCACGGCAGACTCGCGCTCGACGTATTGCACGGGCGCCTCGTCATCCCCCAGGCATCGAACAACGTCTTATTCTGCTTGCAGCGCAATTGGTCGGTCAGCTGAACGATCGACTGCGCGCCGAGTATATGCACAAGGGGAGGCGAAGCGATGCACCTCGGCCGCGCACTGTCGCACGAAAAGAGCTTCGCCGTGTTGTACAGCCCATCGCCAATGACTTAGCCAAGTCAACACACGAGCAAGTAGCGACGAGCTTAGGCGCCAGCGTGCGTGATTTGCCAGTGGACTTGAGCGAACAAGCGTATGGTTTCACCGACAGTATCGTGAGCTTGCTGGAAAAGTATCCAATAAATGTAACCAAATCAGTTGCGCAAGCATTCAATGAATGGGAGAGCGTAGACGAAGAAGAACGCACCGCGGAAGCGCTCAGTACGCTGCTTGACGGTGCGCTCGATGGCGAATTAGGCAGCCTTCAAAATTCTATACGCATGCTATTTGGCGATGCCTTCGCGCAGATGAATCAAGCTGTGCAGGTGCAAAGTGGCGTGACAGGCTATCACTGGTTATCAATGCGCGATGGAAAGGTGCGCTCCGCGCATGTTGAAATGGACGATCCCGATACGGTCTACTCATGGGACGATCCGCCCCTGAGCGCTTCAAAATCTTCTAACGGGGAGAATTGCCACCCGGGCGACGATTTCGGTTGTAGGTGTATAGCCGTTCCGGTATTGTCCGATAATGGAAACGCGGCGGAAGAAGAAAGCTGACGCGCAGGCAAATTTTCATCATAGATTGCGACAGAAAATAGAAAGCTATAAACGCGTGAATGCATCACATGCGTGCGCGCCGCGGATGTATTGCGTGGGCGAAGAAAGCGCCGCGCTGCGCGTATGGTAAGCGCCCTCGCGGTACCCGTCGGGCCTTCGCCTGCAGAAGAGGACGTCAGCGAATAGCAACTGGAATGGCTACGTAACCGATCACAGTTATTGGCTTTTTAGCTAAATCAGCTAACCCCTTGATCCCGCAGGTATTTCGTGCTTCCATCATAGATCAATGGGTCTCAAGAGTCGGCGGCGCTACGATCACGGCACCCTGGGCGACGTTGAAGTCACGCCACAAGGGGGCTTGTCGATCCCCGCCTTTTTGACGCGCGCGGGTGTTTTTGACTACGAGCAAGACGATGGGACGGTGATTCGTGAGTATCGGCCCCCTGAGGAAGTCTTCAAAAACGAAAGTCTTGCGACACTGTCGAATGCCCCACTTTGCAATGAGCATCCCCCCGAACCCGTTCGCCCCGATAATTTCCAGCGGTACAGCGTCGGACATGTTGAAAACGGAAGCATCAAGCAAGACAGCGACAAAGTGGCGGCGCGGCTGATTTTCCAACGCAAAGATGCGATCGCTGACATTCAAGCTGCGCGCAAGCGGGAGATTTCGTGTGGCTACGAATGCGACGTTGACGAGACTTCCGGCATTGCTGAGGAAGGTCGCTACGATCAGATTCAGCGCAATATTCGTTACAACCACGTAGCGCTTGTTCCAGATGGCCGAGCGGGGCCTGAAATCCGCCTCCGATTGGACAGCAAAGGCAATCAGACCACACAGGAGCAAATGCACATGGAGAAGGAATACGAAACGATTGGAGGCACGCGATACGAAGTCGGCAGCGACGCGCATCGCGCTGCGCTCAAGCAGCGCGACCAGCGCCGCCTTGATAGCCGCAAGGTGCGCAAGGATCTCAAAGCGCAGTTGGCCAAGCAGACCGGCCGCGCCGATGCGCTCGAATCGCGTATCAAGAAGTTGGAAGCGGCGCTCAAGAATGCTTCTTCACCACAGCGACTTGATCATGCGGTGAAGGTGCGTGGCGCGGTCATTCGCCGTGCGCAAGTGGCTCTCGGCGCCGCTTTCAAGATGGACGGACTGAGCGTGCCGGCGATTAAGTTGCTTGCGGTGAAGAAATATTTCCCTGACGTCAAGACCGATGGCAAGGGTAAGAGTACTGACTTCATCAATGGTATGTTCCGCGCGATCCCGTCGGACAAGAACGCGCGTCAGGATGCTGGCGGTATGCGCCTCGACGCTAACAACCGGATCGATGGCGGGCGCATTCCGGCGCATTTGCGGGAGGCCCCCCGAGGCTTTGCACAAAGCGATAGCAATGGGCGTGGCCCGTCGATGGATGATTATCGGCAGCGCCGCAATGACGCGGAAGAAGATCGTCACCGTCGGCCGCTCGCAGTGACGAAGCAGAACCCGCATCGAGAAGTGGACGGTTATCCTGCCGTGCAGGGCTCGATGCTCGAGAATATGCGGTAAGGGAAAGGAGGAAAGCTTATGGCTCAGCAAACGAGTTACAACAATAACCCCGCCGCGGCACTTCCCGGTTTGGTGCGCTGGGAAGAAGGCACGCGCATCGAAACCAAGATTGCGAGTGGTGCCGTTGGTATTGGCTTGCTCGGCGCGCCTGGTACGCAGTCGCTCAGTGTTCCAAGCGCAACTACGTCGCTGGCGACGGATGGTAGCGCCGGCACAATCATTGCGCTCCCGAGTGGTATTTCCGACGATCCTGTGCTCGATTCGGAATTCATCGGAATCCCGATTCTCGAAACTGCTTTCATGCAGACTTCGCAGATCGGCACGGCTGCGCAGGGCACTTTCAGCTATTCCACTTATGTGGATAAAATGGCTGTGAGTGTGTTGCGAAAAGGCGTCATTTGGGTGTTTTCGGCGCAGGCGACTACGCAATATGGCGCCGTCTACGTTTACACCACGGCGCAAACTAATAACCCGCTCGGCCAGTTTGGTTTCGGCACGGGTACGGGCAAAGCCAAATTTACGCGCGGCCAGTGGCTTATGACTACGTCAGGTGCTGGTCTTTCGCTCTTGGAGGTTTGGTAATGCGTAGGCGTGCAGGCAATCATGAAGAACTTGGTAGCTTCAATCATGGCGTGAGCCGTGATGACAGCGTGACGAGTGCCCATTTTCCTCGTTTTCAAAACTTCCGTATCGACTCGCAGGATGCGGATTATCAGGAAACCTACGACTTCGTCAGCGACGAAGTGCGTCGGGGCAAGCTCGGACGTCGCGCCGATGGGCGC